TCCTGCGTCAGTACCTCTGGAGACAGTGGAGGACGCGATGAGTGAGGTACTGACGCAGGAGCATTATACGGATGGGCGACGGTATTCCTACATTAGCAATACGTGGATTTTGCTGAGTTCGTGGAACGATAAGGAGGAAATCGCTTCATTGAGGGAGCAGTTGATCGCCTCGCTGGCAGCGTCCGGCAACATGGTACAAGGACTCCGCGCCCAACTGCAGGCGCAGACGGAGCGGGCGGATGAATTGGATAAACTGACCACGATGCAGGACGGCGGCATCCGTGGGTTGCATGAACAGATAGCCGACCTCACGGCCCAGCTGGAGGCCAGGACGCGCCAATCTACCATAAACATGTTCTCGTTAAGTGAGGCGAATCAGCGGGTGTATGAACTTAATAGGCAACTCGCCGCCCCGGTCGAGGCGTGGGCGAAGGAGGTCAAGCCGTTGTTAGAATATCTTTTGCCGTTCGCCATTTCCTGGCTACGAGAAAACTCTGATTCTGAAAGTGTTATGCCTCAAGAAATACTAGAGGCCCAGCGCCTGCTCGCGAACTGGCCGGTGAAGGAGGGATGATGGAAACAATTGTAATTCTAGACGGGCTTACGCTCACGCATGGAGACGATGGGTGGTGGTTGAATTTTGATGGAGGAGTAGGTAAACCGAAAAGCAGCATATCTATTCACGCACTTGCTGATGGATTACTGCGGCAAGTAGAGCGGCCAGGTGTAGGAGCATGGCTAGAAAGAGTTCACCCATGACCCGCTACCGAGGGGCCTATTAAAGGGGAATGTTATGATGAATGACTCAATAGAATTTTACGGTCCGTCGGGCGCGCTTATCGCACAAGTAGCATCGTCGATGGTCCCACCGGTTGGCGCGTTTATCAGTATCAAAAAACGAGTATGGCAAGTACGGCGCATTACATACGCACTTGACAACAGCGATGATGTGCAACAGAAAAGGATGAGATGTAACATAAACTTGGAGGCATCATGAGCGAGCAGCCGTTGACACAGTTATTGACGGATGAGGAATTTGACAGACATTTGAGCATGGCAGGGAGTCCCACAGCTGGAGGGCTACTGGCTAAACCATCATTGCGGGCGCACAACGCCGCGCTCCGCGCCAAGCTCGCCGAGCAGACGGCGCGGGCGGAGCAGGCGGAGCAGGACAGGCTCAGGCTGCAACAACGAGTGGCGAGCCAGCGCATAAACCTATCGAGAAAATATCTAGGATGGGCAGAAACAAAAGTCGGACTGCAACGCACCATTGAATATCTAAGGGCGAAAACAACCGGCGAAACGCCTCTTTTTGGGCACGGAGCAAAAGATGAGGTGATAGCCGACCTCACGGCCAAGCTCGCGGCGGTGGAGCAGGAGCGGGATTCATTGCGGGAATCAAAAGTGTATTACTCAACTGAATGTCAATCCTATGCGAAGGACCTACGCATCGCGCAGCAGCAGCTCGCCGACCGTGACGCCAGGATAACCCAGTTGCAGAAAGAGATCGCGCTCGATGACGCCCTGATTGCCGAGCGAGATCGGGTGCTCAATGCGATCCCATGCTTGGCACATGGTCCATGCGTGCCGCACGCGCTGGAGTGGATCGAGAAAAAAAAGAAGGACGAATCACGACTCGCCCGCGTTCGGGAGGCGCGAATCGGTATGGATTTTGTCGCGCGGGAGGCGTTGGAGGCGGTCGAAACGCTATGCGCGAGCAGGCGGTTGACGATTGAGGCATCGATTGCGGCTGAGGTGTTGTCTGGAAATCAGGCTAAAGAGGCTGCCGAGCGAGCGGCACTCGTGGAGGTGAGCTTAGTAGAGCAGGTCCTCCGTGAGCTGAAACAATGATCTGGTTTGTCCTTCTAAATCTCGTAGCCGTATGGGGGTTGGCATTCGTCGTAGCCTATTTTCAGGACCCCGGCTAATCCAACACCTAGTAAATGTCAATAATTATGATGTCAAACCCTTTGAGACCGTCGTGGTCACCGATGCGCTAGATGAATTGGCAAGATTCGGGGGGGTCGATTGCCAGATCATGTGATCTTTGACTTGACTGCCAGAAGATGATCCCAGCCAAAAATTCAGCACACCCGAAAACCCTGCCGTCAGCGTTCCAAGCAGAATTAACACGGCTTGCCCTCCGTTTTCATCCAATGAGGGCAGCCCAAAGCGAACAATGCCCCCCAGTGCACCAAAGAATCCCAGTGTAATGATGGCGGAAAGAACCCCCGGCCACACACTCTTGTTTGTCATTTGCATCTGGCGGGCAGATTGGACATCCGCAATATGGGCTTGCATCGTCTGGAGCTGGAGCTGTGCCAGCCCCATTTTGAACTTCAACTCCTCTTCTGGAGGAAGATGGAAGGTCTTGATCAGATCTGACACACCATCGAATATGCCCGTCACCACCTTCTGCCCTGATTCAGAGATGATCCCTGCCGGGGTCGCCCCGGTCATCCAGTTCCAGAATCCCATGTTAGTCCCCCCTTACAGCTAAGAGCACTCGATCCAGTTTTTCATCCATGCTCTGGATGCCCTCACGAAGTTCATCCAGCCGGCTGCTCAGGTGATCCTGGTTGCTATGAATCACCGCCAACTCTGTTTTATGGGTGGAATGTAGATCTGCGTGTTTCAGTTGCACCAATTCAATCGTGGCCATTCTGTCACCTAATTCTCGTTTGATTACTTTCTCTTTCCCATTGAACCAGGCCATCGCGCTTCCTATCCCCGTCAGGATTGACGTTGCCGCAATACCTAACCAGTCGTTTGGATCAAGATGCGGCTCACCCATGAATATCTCCTTTTTATAAGCACCCGGTCGTGGGTGTGTTAAACGCGTGTCCATGTGACCAGTCAGGATGTTCAAGGCCTGTCTGGGGTTCACAGGGGTCTTGGATTGGGGCGGTATACAGAATCCGTGGGGGTGGTTTGGCGCATCCCCCCAGTATCAACAGCAGCACCACAACCCCCCAAGCCATATCATCCTTTTCGTATCATTTCCGCCAAGTTCCAGGCCCGCTGCCCCTGTGCATAACCCACCTGCCGTGCCCACGTCGAATCCAACATATCCACAGAGGCTTGATGGTAATCCCCCCGTTCCATGGCAGAAAGAAACTTGACAAACTTCCTCAACTTCGTCAACCCCAAATTGAAGCACATATCGATCATGACCCATTGGCGGGGTTCACTCAAATCAGCAAACCATGGAAAGGCATGTAGGCAATCATTGGTGGCATCCCGGATATCATCCTGGAGGATCTGCATGATGGCCTTATGGGAGAGGGGGCGGCCCATATTATGCCCCACGCCCACAGTCCAGACCCCAAGGCTATCTTGGTAGGGGATTGTCTTATACCCTTCATGCTGGATGAGTTGGCCAACGAGGGTCATGGGGTGTCCTCAAGCTGGTTCGCAGCAAACTGAAGCACTTGGGCCGTTTGCTCCCCGATTTTTCCTTGGTTATGCTTAAACAATTTGACCAAGAAGCTTCGCCCACGATCACTCATAAACAGATTCGCCACGGCATCGTGTACTTTCATCCCGGCATAGGCTGCGGCGGCGACACCCGCTCCGCCAGTAATCCCGCCTAACGCCCCTCCAATAGCCCCCGCGCTTCCCAGTGCAATCGCTCGTCCCTCAGAACCAATACTGGTGCGAAAGGAGGAGTCTGGCCGTGGGATCTTAGCGAGTTCTTTGAGTGTTTGGACAATTTTGCCATACTGTTGCTTACCTACTGATTGTTCAAATCCAATGTCTTGGAGCTTATTCAGTACTTTAGTGGGGTCGATTTGTTCAAAAGTCTGCCCACTGACGGTGACCAGTTTTGTGCCATGCGTATTGAGAATTTCCGTATATTCTTGCTTGGCGATATTTTGCTTAGCCTGTTGCATCGCGGTACGAAGTAACCCGGCATCAGCACCACCCGCACCCCCGGCAGTTACAGCTGCATCCATATCAGCAAACAATGCACGCCGTAAATCCTTGTAGGCCCCCCATTGTTCACCGCCTTTCGTTTCCAAGCCTGCTACTTTTTCCCGATACCGTTTTAACAATCCGTTGACATCCTGAAGCGGGATACCTTGTGGGTGTTCCGCCAAAGTGTCAGCTGTGACTGACATAGCCCGTTTGATGGTGGCGCTTGCGGCCCCATATTTTTTCAAGTTCTCTTCTGTCGAAAGAAGTTTACTGACGGTAGCCGAGAAATTTCCAACCGGGACCGTGGCATTCCCTACTGCTTGATAGGCCGCATTGACAGCTTCTTTTGACCCTGCTAACATTGAGGGCGTGGCTCGTAGTGCTTCAGCCCCTATTTGCTGCTGAGCTGCGGCAGAACCCGGAATCAAATGCTTACCTGCTTTTCCTATTGCCAACCCCCCAACCGGGGCCAAGGCACTGATCAGGTAATCTTCAGGAGCGGGTTTGGCAATTCCCAGTAGATCATTGGCTTTCACGCCAGCTATCGCCCCCAATGCTTGGCCCGTTATGTTTCCAACAGGGCCACTGATTGACCCAATAGTCCCCCCGGCCAATTGCCCAGCCATCGGGAGTGCGGCAACTTTGGCTGCTTCACCTAACTGTTGTAACGTGTCCTTGCCTGGATTAGGAGATGCGGTAAATCCCTGTTTCGGTGACATGGGAATTTTATACTGTTGGGCCATTGTTTCAACCAACGCACGACGATCTGGATCAAGGGTCTCTCGTTTTTCAACCAATCGAGATAACGCTGCAAGTTGATCCTCGTTCAATCCAGATTGCACAGGGGCGGGTGGGGTTGCTCGCTGATCAATGGCTGTATTGGTGGCGTCAAGCGTGGTAATCATTTGGTTCCCATCAGGGTATTGAAGTCCTGATCGACAGAACGGTAGGTATCTGTTTTGTCCATCAGTTTGTCGAGTTTAGACCGCTCCTGATTGCTGATGATTTTTCCGCCTAACCTGAGCTTTAACAATCGTGCCGTTTCATCCTGGATCTCACCAAAGAGGGCTTGCTTGGCTTTCAGTGTTTGGACGGTATCACCAAACGCTCCGAAGGTATCTTCCCAACGAGTCACGTCGGTATTTGTCAAGACGCCCACTTCAACCAGCCGAGCCATGCGACTGGAGAAGGACGCTTTGTCGGCTTTATACGCTGCGGCTAACCCATTCTTACCTGTAGCCGCCCCAAGTTCCAATGCTATCTTTTGTTTGAGCGCGGCTCCTGGTGAGGTTGCCGTGATAAGGTGGTTGGCGACCTTCGTCATTGTACTGATCGTCTTTTCCGCAACCTTGTATTGAACAAGGGCATCTTTTTCCTTTTCGTCCAATTGGCGATAAGGGCCGGTACGATATTGCGCCGGGGTGAGTCCTGGGGGGGCCTGCTCAAGTTCCAAGTTATCCAATCCTTTTTGTGTATACATGTCTGCTTGGTTCTTGCTTGATTCAGGAAGTTGCGTATTGGTAAGCACCGCGGCAGTTCGCCCCTGGATGCGCTTTTCTTTTTCAGCCGATACTTGAGCTCGTTCGTGTTGTGAAAGGTGCTCCCACGGTTTGTCGAAGAGTTCTTGACTGATTTCTTCGGCCATTTGTGTCACTTTAGGTGTTTGGTTCTCTTTCGCATTGGCCGTTGCATACAAAGATTCAGCACGGGCTTTCTCTACGTCAAGCTTGGCCGCACGTTCCTCAATCAGCGACGTTTGGGAAGGCCTACGCTGTTCAGGTGGGGTTTGAACCGCCATATCGTAGGCTTGCTGTTCCAGCTTAATTTTCATATCCTGTTTCCGCTGGTCTAAGCCAAATTGGGCATAGGCCCGGATTTCACTCACAGTGGGTTTAGGCTGCCCTGGTTGGGGGTTGATCATGCGATCCATAAACTCTTTGGGGATATACCCGCCATGCACCAATGCAGGGATATCTGCAAGATCTTTAGCCGCCACGGCATCCGCAATCATGCTTGCTTCAGGAAAGCTAGACGATTTGGCAAATTCCTTCAAGGCTTCAGGATTCCCTGTGGCCAGGAGTTTTTCTGTTACCCACCAATTGTGAGCACGCTTTTGTTCTTCCAGCTGTGCAAAATGCTGAGCCATTTGTAATTTACGGGCGGCAACTTGCTCAGCCAGTTGTTGTTTTTGAAGCCCCTGCTGCTGCATCTGCAAAAACAAGGGAGTGCGCCCATGATACCCTGCGCTCAGCGCTTCAAGCGCTCCACCAGCTCCCGCCAACACTTTGGTCCACATGGGGGCATCGTTGGGTGGGAGGTCGTTGAAGGGGAACTGGCCCTGAGATTGTGGTTGAGCAAACGCCAACGGTTGGGGGGCTCGTGTCAAGCGTGGGTCCAACGGATCAAAAGCGGGTTGTGGGCCGTCTAAGGCTGCCCCCATATCGCTATTCAACCCCTGTAACGAGGTCAGATCAGGTCGAAGGGATTCATCTGCCTGATTGACACGGGCGGCTTTCTCCAACCAATACTGGTCATCTAATTCAGCCATCTTAATACCCTTCTGCAACAAAGGTGTAGGTACAGGTTGGAATCGTGGTCAATGATAGGGGGTGATTGGGAAACACCTGGCAAATATCAGGGCGTGTCTCGTAGATGGAACACTCCGCCTTGCCTCCTACCCACCGTAAATGGTTACACTCCCCCCATTCGTTCATTCCTGTGAAAGGGGGTGCTTCCAAAATCGTCTTGGCCTGGCTCTCGTAGAGAGGGTGCTGCTGCCAGTGAGCCAGTGAACAGCACTTGCCGCATTGCCGGTTACAGGAGCCCTCCCGCTTAAAGGTGGGCGTCATTGGGAGTGGTTCGTGGGGCACCGATCACCTCGCAATAGTGGAGTGTGGAAACAAGTTCTTGGCGTAGAGATTCGTGTTGAGCCACACTGACGGCGATATTGGGGATCAGCCGGTTGGTCTTGGGGCACATGACTGATGCCCCCCTGTAATCGCCATCCAAACAGCGGTAGCAGGTGGGGTACTTATCAGGCGAACTCGCTTCCTGTTTGCCATCGTAACGTGCATGGTCATACGGAAGGTTATAATGCTTGATGTAGGTCCAAATATCGGTATCAGTCCAGTCGGTGAAGGGGACCACTAAGCGGGTATTGCCAAGTGGTGATACATTGTGAATGATAGGCGATGAACCCCCAATTTCAGGATCATCTGTCCCCTTATGCCCATGAAATGTAACATCCCAGGGGTATTCCACCCCTGTCAATGTCGGGCGCTGGAGCAGGTCATCAACGGCACACAAGTAGCGAGTTTCTCCCGCGTGGCGCGCCCGTATCCCTGAAAACAAATGAATAAATGCGCGTGGCCCCGTGGGGTAGCTGTGGAGCACTTCAAAAAAGGACCCCGATTGATAGTAGCGCATGAACGCAGGCCACATATCGTAGGCTTCGAGGTCCCACTGCTGCATCACCGACAGGGCGTGGGTGTGTTTTTCATGGAATTTGGCAAAGCGGAAAAACATCACGGGTACTTTGCGCACTCGTAGACACAGATGAAGCAACACAATCGAATCCTTGCCAAATGAGCACAACACAATCGGATTACGGGCGGGCGCCAATTGTTGTTCGACCAAGGCCAACGCAGAGGCTTCTTTCTCGTGATAAGTTCTCATATTAGACCGCAATGCTCCCATAGGCGGCTGTGGCGGCTAACCCAAGTGATCCAACGCCCCCCGCAATTTGCATTCCGGTGTTAAGTCCAGAAGGCGATTGAGAACCTTGCGCAAATCCTGTTCCAGTGGTATTTGTGGTTGGCTGGGCCATTCGTTCCTGCAAATATTGCCCCATATTGAAGGCCCCAGCCCCAGGAATGGCTGCCCCGAACCCCAATGCCGCGTTATTGCGATACTGGTTAGTCTGGAGCCCCAAGTTCAACCCGGCCATCGCTCGCTGGCCTTGCAAATCAGCCAACCCCAACCCAGCCCGATCAAAGGATTGCTGGCTAACGGGAGTATCACTCATGCGTAGTCCGCGCCCGCCTGCGCTGAAATCAGCAAAATCCTTCATCCCCACATTGAACCGATTTTCAGAGGCATTGAAGGCTTGATCCAAGGCTTGCTGGTCTTGCAAGTTCAATTTCAAGGGAGAGTCGGTACTTGAGAGCCGTTCCAACCCCGATTGAATGGCTCGCAGTTGCTGGAGATTGAGCCCAGCAAATTGATTCCGCAGGGCCTGCTCATCCGCAGTCGCCCCAGGAAGCGTTGTGGTTTGTGTTTGATTAACCTCATTGGATTGTGACGAACCTGAATCACTCATTTAGATCCCCTTTATAAACAATGTACCTGTGGTCATGGGGACCGCCCCTCGTCGTTGCACCACCTGCATCCAGGCGGGTTCCGCTTCATCCACCATTGAGGTGACAACTTGGCTGCCGTGCTCAGACAGCGCTTGCATCGCGGCATAGCACAGGTTACGCACAACAACCCCCCTTGTCTTACGATCCAACCCAGGTGGCACAATCAAACACTCCATGCGCCCAATCGGCACGCCATAATTAATCATGATGCACCCAACTGGTTGGGTCGTTTCGGCAATCAACCAATTACTGGCGAGCGGCACATCCCACTTGAGCCAGGTACCGATTCGTACCCCCTTGGCCAGACAAAGTTGCTGGATCAACGGGCCTTCATGAGCCGCGGCCAGGCGTATGGAGACAGGATGGGTCATACTATCTTCCTGGTTTCCTTAAAAGCGGATGACCATGCCGCCTGCAATCCACGGCGGCGTGTTGCTGTGTGCTGCACCGCCACCCTCAGAGGTATAAGTCTGATTCGGTCCGGCTGCGGCCAATGTAGTTCCGTAAGCAAACCCTGTATCTATGCCACCTCCAGAGGGTAAACTTGCTGCAACCACGGTAATCTGTTGACTCGGCACTTCAGCATCCACCAACGTATGCGTTTGTGCCCCACCAGCCCCGCCCAAGGTTGTGCTATTGGTCCCGTTTGTAGAAGCAGAGGTAATGCGCGAAGCTGCACTTCCGCCCAAGTTATCCAACCCCACCCACGCTCGTCCACGCGCATCAGGTGCATTGACCTTGTTATGCAACGTATGCGTACCCGTGCCCGCATCACCAATATCGAATGTAGCCCCGCCGCGTGTGGCGCTAAGTGTTAGGGTGTTGGCATCTGGGACCGTCTTGACAAAGTAGACCGTATTAATCAACAGGTTCAGCGGCAAATCGGCAGCGGATGTGGTAACATGCACGATGTCATTGACAGAGAGCCCATGTCCTGCACATGTGAGAACATCTGTGCTAGCATCCACGGTAAACGTGGCTACGCTGGTACCACTATTACCGAGTGTTGCGGCACTTGGGACAAGTATCTTCGAGAGCCCGTAATACGTGGTGCAATTTAATGCTGCCGCATCCATGAGAACGCCACCCGTTGGCGCGGTCGTGCCCCACCATTGGAAGGGAGTACCCGGCTGCAAATGATTGGCACCCGAAATAATGACAATATAGTAGTTACCACTACCCAACGACACCAGATCGAATATCTCCCCGGTTGTCAATCGATAATCGGTGGAATACGGGAGAATCAAGGAGGTGGCGTTATAAATGAGATTCAACCCCGCCCCAGTGTAGCGAACACGGTATGTCGTTCCGGCTTGTGACGTGGAGAAAGATTCGATGGTTGTGGTGCCCGTAAGATCAAACACATTCCCTGAGGTGGGTACGGTAATCGTGGTTGCAGAGGCCACGTCTGCCGCCTTCGCCGCCAACGTCCGCCCCGATGTAAACACGACATCTCCGCTCGTCATATTGACATTGCCCGCTGTCATCGTAATAGCACTACCACTAACGGCGGTAAGTAAATTGGGAGTAAACGTAAAGTCGGTCGCCCCCCCCAAGGTTACATTCAACGTATCATTGACCAAACTCTCCATGACCGTATCGCCGTCTTGATCAAAAATAAGTGTTTGTCCGTTCAAATCAAATGATTGGGTCAACACAGCAGGCTCAATCACCGCATTATTTATGATGTTGTTGAATTCATTGTTGAGGTCGGTGGCGAGGAGTTGCTCACCGGCTTGCCAATTTTTGACGCGTGTAATAGGCATCGTTAGACGTTCTTACTGATACGACAGTACCAAAGGGGGTTGATAAAGACGGCTTGCAGAGAATCCCCAGTCGTGGGGCTCCAATCTGCACCCGCATTGCCACGTAAATTGGTGCCGGTGAAATCAAAGATGGTATTCGCATCATTAATGATAATCCACACAATCTGCCCATCGCTTCCCCCGTCCAGCATGGTAATAGTTGTAGCAGAGGTATTGGCTGTTTTGAAGATGGTTCCACTGGCGACAGAGGGGGTGGCATCGTTTGCCGTAAACGTTTGCACCGTATGTGTGTAGATGGCGTTACTCAACACGTTTCCGTTCAAGTTCAACGTAGCGGTGCAGGGGGAAATCAAGGACATAGGATTGTCGTAGATGTTGTTGAACTCGGCATTCAAATCGGCATAGGTGAGGGTTTCAGCCCCCCAGGTTTTAACCGCGGTCAGTGCCATGCTAGGCGTTCTCCGTACTCAAGCCACCCGATTGGGTGGCCGTCAATAAGCCGTGGATCTCGATTTCGCTGTTCACCCCGGTATCAGTGATGCTGTAGCTAATCGCCCTGAATTCACCGCCTTCTTCGAGTTCGGCGTAGCGAGTCACGTATCGACTACCCCCCAGCACGCTAGAATCTAACGTGAACACATTCGAAGGCCACGGTCCCAACACATCTCCCCCACCCTGTGTCAAGGTGGTCGATTGAGTGACATTGCCATCCCGCAACCAACTCACGGTAAACGATTGGGCACTCTTGGGGGCCAGTTCGATGCCGACGCTATAGAGATTCTTGAGCATATGATCGGTGCCATAGGTCATCATGGGCGTGGTAATAACCGGTGACAACGCACTGTTCTTATGCTGACGTGTGGCTTGATTAGTTTTATAGATCACCCCATCATTCAACCCTACAAACACATTGGGTTTATTCCCCGTATCCACAACCAACGCGAGTGAATCCGCGCCATAGGCGGTCCATTCTGACCAGCGAGGAAAAGGTTCCCCCAATCCAATGAAGCGGTAGTCCATTGCAAGCAATCGTGTATTGCGTGTTTGGCCACTGGGCGTGTATCCAATCAGCACCCGCCCGTTGATCTGGTCCTCGACTGCCCACCATTGTTTGTAATAAGTGGTTGAGACCGTTTCCCGCAAGCGCTTATTGATCGGCAACGAAAGGGTGGATTGTTCATAGTCACCAAAATTTTGTGTGGCCACCAACGAATGGACCGTACCACGTGGGCTGACAAACCCCAAGTCATTGGGGAGATTGAATATGCTGTTGTGATAGGCGGCCGTAATGCCGCGAATGAATGTTGTACGAGCAAAATCACTCGGTGAACTGCCTGTGATACGATGGATGCTTCCCTTGTAGGGCCCCTTGAACACCCATAGTTCGTTGCGGAAGGAGGCCAAACCGACAATGGCATCACCATCACTGGGGTCAATATCGATGGAACCACTAGTGGCTCCCGCCCAATCTTCTGGATCGAGGTTCACGCTGTAGTACAAGCGGGAGGGGTTGGCCGCCACCCCTGCACCCCACACTCTATTTTTGTGGGTCTTGCAAAAGCTAAAGTTGGGCGGGGACCCGGCCAGATTTTGAAATGTTGTTTGATCCCACGACATGGGCACATCTGCCGTGGCATCGCTGCTGATAATCAACAAGTCATCAAAGGTTTCGTACGAGGGTACTGCGCCATCCACCAATCCAGTTTTGATGGTGCTAAAGACCCCATCTGACAACTGGGCCGCCACAATGCGGGTATCCACATTGGCTACAATACGCTGGGTGGGTGAACCCGTGGCCCCTTGTCGCCAATAGTCATAGATACCCGTGACCACTGAGGAGGCCCCCAGTGTGGTGGTATTCAAGGCGGTCGTACCTGGCATGGTGCGGCAGCCCCCATCCAATTCATAGATTAAGTTCTTGGCTTCTACCAAGAACGGAATATCCATGTTACTGCCTTGAGGGGTGCTCCAGAGGGTGGGGCCAAAGTCAGTGGCCCAGCCACCTCTAAACCGATGATTGACCCATTGGGTATGTACTTGACTCATCGCCGAAACCTATCAAACTCGCCATTCAAATCACGCACCATACTGGCCTGACGACTATACGGGCGTCGTGCGTTGGCCCAATATCCCCCGCTTGGTTGGATCTGGGCTTTGTTGTGGGTGCCAATATCATGATCTCCCACGATACGTTGGACAATATCCACGTATTCTGCCTTCACTTCTTGGGAGCGGGTATCATCTCGCTTGTCACGATACCAGTGGTAGAGCGCCCCGTAGATAATGGCATGCCGGTAGCGAAGGGGTACAATTGGCTCATCGGTATCATCACTGAGGCTGGTCAAATTCACGCCTGCCGGTGAAACCCCTACAGCATTGGTGATGTAGTCGTAGGGAATCACATAGACGGCATCGGGAATGGGGTAAAATTGGATCTTGCGAACGGGGGTCGTGGTGCCATTAAATCCAGCATCTACCAAACAAGCCACACTTGGCTTCCCAACCACTTGCCGATAGCCGTAGTGTTTCCTGAACTCTGTCCGGCTGATAATGGGGATATCCCAATCCGCTGAAAAACTGTGCAAATCGACGGGGCGTAAAAAGTCTGTCGCCAGCGCATATTCATCTTCAAAATACCTGTACTCAACCGAAGAAGCATCGCTGGACGCGACGTATCGAGTGGCAAGCGTGGCGGACGTATCACTCGCAACGCTACTCACGCGGTAGACATCGGTGGTTCCAGCGATGGCAACCTTGCCACCGGCTCGCATGTTTGCAACCCCGTAACTGTTGGTTGTATTCCAGGCCGTGCTCACGCCAGTCAATGTGGTACTGCCTGCCGCAATTGACACCGTGCCAGTTGTATACTGAGCTTGGGTCAATAATGTGGTCTGGCGCTCGCACCACGGGAGTTTGTAATCGAATCCCAGGTGGATATCTTGGAGCGCAATGTTGATGTAGCGTTTGGCTTGTGTGACAGTGGCACTCTGTCCCGTTGTAACCCTCACTCTGTTTTGGAGATCCGTATACAAATCCAGAAAAGTTGTGACTTGAGAGGTCGAACTCAATGGAACCTCCTATGGCGGGTGCGGCGGGGGTACACCAACCAGTATGGCGTCACGGTGGGTGAACTCGTGAAATGCGGGTCCTCATCCACAGGGACGGGAACCGTGGGTAAATTGGCATCCAAATTCAGCGGGGTCATCAGCCAACTAAATTGCACCATCTCCGTGAGGTTACGCACATTCTTATATCGATCATTCATCATGAAGCTATGAAGCAATTCCACGATGGCCAGATAGGTGGTCGGATCGACGGGGGGAACATTCTGTACCAACCATCCGGTCAATTGCTCATCGCTGAGTTGGCGATTCAGGTCACGATATATCGAACGGAGATTGGGGTAGGTATCGTGATTGGTCCAATCAATCACACGGGGGTCGAATCGGTTCCATGCATTATCTGGGTGATAGGTGCGTTGCCGATCATCACGGGTATAGGTCCGTGGGAAGGTGACATCCCGATTCATCCAGTTGATGACTTCAGGACGAAACACATTCCACGCGTTGTCCTGATCATAGTGTCGCTGGAGACGATTTAGGATGTTCTTGGTAATGGCAGATCGTTCTGCTGGGATACCCCACGGAAATTGGATGGGGTTGAAGGGGGGAGTTGCGGCAAAAATCCACCCGTCTTCGGTGTAGGTTTGGCGGAACTGCCGATTTCTGCTGATTGACGGCGCACGGAAACTTCCGCTTTGTGCATGTTGTGAAGCAAATAAACTGGGGGTATAGAGCACATTGGGAATCAGCCAGCTCAGCTCAGGGGGGTCACTGGACCACCATGTTCTCCCACGACTTCTGGTATCCCCCACCACCATATTTGAGGACATGCGGATGGGGTCAAAGGTCTGGTTGACGATGGGGAAAATCCATGCGCCAATATCGCTAGCGCTTTGATAGCTATGGGGCTTCCGGTACCCCGCCCGGTTCGGCAACGTAAACGAGGCTCCCTGGGCAATAATAGCGGCCAAGACCTTTGGCACATCTAGAATTGCCGAACTACTTCTCTGGACACTGATACTCGGCCATGTTTTCCCACGCCCCATGCGCTGGGCATCTTGAGTCCATGGAAATGTCTCGATACTGAACGGGGCTGGATCTGGAAGCCGCCCCCCACCTGACCACTGTTTACCCAATCCGGGAGACAAGGTGAGTTGCTGGACATAGTATTGGCGAATGCTGTTCGCCATCTGATCGATGGCACACATCCATACGGCATCGAATGACGGTGCCACAAGGTTGGCCGTGATATAGCCATCATTGAGCGTCGTCAGGCGAACGTGTTGGTTGCGCTTAGGTGTGCGATTGGCCTCGATCCCAATTGCAGACCATTGATTGGCGGTGAAGGGGGCTTGCGGGAGGGTGGCAATGGTCCAACCAAACGTGGAACCAGCCTGATACTGGAGTTTGCTTAGGAATGTGTTCGATGGGCGAGTCCTGAATGATTGGGAAAGGTCACGATAACCTGCCAATCGTCCAAGCGCATTCTCGCGTGCTGTCTGCATCCACCCATCATGCGGGGGATCGAGGGCGCGAGGATGCCGTATCGACACGACACCCTCGCTGCTGTATGAGCCTTGTAAAGCTGCCACAGGTTCCCTCTAAGTTATTGAAATCGCTGGACTAATTGCCTTGCCAGAAATGCATTGACCCGTCCACGTTCCCAGCCGCGCTGGAAATGACTGTGACGGTGGCACCCTTTTCCGTCGTCCCCGCATTGGTGATCTTGTAGCCCTCACCCTGCGGAACCGCCCATCGCATACCCCCACGTTGGTTGAATCCAAATGTGACGGGATGCACGGCGCTGATCGTGGTGGGTTCGGTGCTGTAGTTGGCACCGTAGTTTCCAAGTGCGGCGGCAGCAGCCGGATTAAACGGAATCGGGGTGATCGTGGTAGACACACCCGTAGCTCCGAATGTATACCCAGCCAACTCGCACCGATGCTGAATATCGGCAGCGGCATCGCTTCCTGAACCGGTCATGATCACTTCGACAATTTCCGCCTGTCGGGTGCTATCGGTGAGCATGTACGCGCCCACCACCGATCGTAGCGAGGTCGTGGTGACATAGTGAACATATTGCACTGCAT